CAGCGACTGTCCCATCTTCCTCATCAAACCAACCAATCTCCATCAACGAAAAATCCTCAGGATGAGACCGAAGAATCGTCTCCTGAGGACCCAAAATAGCATCAGCAAAATTACGAGCTGCAACCTGACCGTTCCTGGCGAAATACGGAGCAGAGAACTCGCCAGCCTTCTCGTCAAAAATACTCACTATTACATACATCATCCCATCCTTTCCGCATGAGAGGAATTAAACCGCGCTAACGCTACTTCTTCTGCAACCATTCGTCGTACGTCTGTGCGCTCCGAGACAGGGACTTCATCTTTAAATCGCCTCTCGCGCCGCACCAGCACGTCCTCGAACGACATTGGTTCAGCCTCCATATAACGCTGCTGATAGAAACGTGGAACCTTACTTTTCCGACCATCACGCACAACATAATCGCAGGGAAGCACATCAGATTTATACTTATCGTACCACCAAGCTCCCACGCCGGGCCGACGCGACATGACACAGAATTCCGGCCGAACCGAACAAACTTCTCCCGTCGCTTCGTCCGTCCACGAGTAGAATTCATCACTGGCAGCTCGTCCCATCACTTTCTTTAAACAGTACCCAGCGACGTACGCTGCCGACGCTGGTGTAACAATGCCGAGCACGGAGTGGCCATAAGGCCACAACTCCTCGAGCTTAGCCGAACGATATGTGTCGTCGCCACTGACCGAGCGACCCCATGCATATTTGTCTCTAAAATCGTAATTAAACAATAACATGTGATAATGGGGACGCCATGACTTAAATCCGTATTCACCAACCATGAAAAACCTAATGGGATACTTCCCGTTGGGAGAGGCTTCAAAACCTCTTTCAGATTTACGAAGCCGTTTAAGGAAGCGCTGCACATCTCGATACTTCAAGCTCCCATGTTCGGGAAGATGATCGTCACTATAATCCAAATTAACCATACAATTACGCTCAAATAACTCCGACTCGTGAGTGCACCGGTTAGCCCAACTAGAAACACGAGTAAGCCGGCAACCAACACACCGACCACATCCGAGCTCGAGCGACTCGACATCCCTGGGCGCTTCCGAGAACTTAATCTCACCGGACTCACGCCGATATGCTCTAATAGGCCTATAGCAGGGCATGTAGAGACCAATGCTCTACACAATGCACCATACGACCGAGCCGCGGCAAACCAAGCCGCAAACGCCAAAAAACATTAGCCTCAGTCAACCTGGCACACCTAACACACATCATAGCCGATAACCACCGCGCTGCGGCCGCGCGATATTCGCGCCCTTCGTAGTCCGCAGCTGCTTACGGAACTTCCCGGCCGACCTGGCCTTATTCACGAACTTCCGAGACATAGAACCTCCGTTCTATAAAAGAGGACACCTCTCCACCATTAGTTCAGCACTATACTGGTGTCACTCCGCACACATATACCAAGTTAACATGTGTGTGCGCGCACGCGCGCGAAGCAAGATACTTGCCATACACGGCCTACGGCCGTGGCGGTCGGCCTTCGCCGACCTTTATTTCAACCTTACGAGGACGACCAGGCTTACGCTTAGCCAGCAGCTCGTGCAGCTGCTCAATCCGCTCGGCCTGGCGCTCGCTATTACCATTCACCAAACGGTGAACCGAATCAACCTTAGAACGCCCTACCAGGGCCGTTATGAGCAGCCCTAGCAGGGTCCCCAACTGCAAAACGATCGCTACGTACACTTCCGTCACTTCGCTTCTCCAAGATCAGCCTGCGCAACCGCAGGCACACCACCGGCCGGAACCTCGGCCGCTACAGCCTTGACAGGCACAAGGCCCATCTCCGCGGCCTCATCATAATTAGCCTCATCATGAATCCAGGTCAGGAAACGACCAGGATCATTATCAAACATACCACGAATGCTCGCAGGAATCTGCCTAAACGCATTCTTGCCTGCCTCAATCTGAGCCAGCATATCCTGCAACGTAACCGCATCATCAAAATCACCATACTCAGGAAGATTCCTCACCCGAGGCATCTCACCCGTCGCATAAAAACGCTTCATAATATTATCAATCTCCGTAGCCGGACCCAAATGCTGCTGTGTCATAGACTCCACACCAGACAGGTCCGTAGCCGTATCCAAAGACGCCTGGTCAACATCATACTTACCAGGCTGACGATAGTCAACAATATCGTAACCCATTATTCTCCTTAATCCTTGAATTTCTCAAAAACCTTCTTACCAATCGAAGCACCAGCAACAAACGGCACAGCACCCGCATTCAATGCACGACCAAACTGTCCAGCACTATGCAAATAAGGACCTAACGTCCGAAGCCACCAGTCCTTCTGAGCCTCTGACAAATTCTCGGCCTCAGTAGCCTGGAACCGCTTCAAAATCGTCTCCGCATTCTGCATCTGAGACGCAGACCTCGACTGCAACGCACTAGCCAAATTCCGGGCTGTCTCAGACGACATATGCTGAGCCACCAAACCTAATAACTTCTGCTTGGTAGCAGTATCCATATCAAACAACGCTTTCTGAGAATTCAACAAGTTACTGCGCGGCGTAGTCAACGTCGTAATCTCCGTATTACGCGCATTATTCAACTGCGCCTGCGTAACCTCAGTCTGGACTTTCGCAGCCAGGAGCTCCAGCTCCTTCTTCCGCATCTGCGCTTCCAGACCCGAATGAATACCCTTACTCACCGAATCCTCAACCGTAGCACGTGCACCAACTGCACTAGAAGCACCTACACCGCCAGTACCCAACAGCGGATTAATCCCTGCCTTACGCAGGTCCGCAGCCTGGCGCTGGTGAGCTGTATTAGACATCCGCTCCTGGAATCGATTCTGACCACGCGCAAGCGCGACATTCGTCGCATTGGTCGCCATCGATCCCAAAAACGCGCCGAGTCCAGCACCTATCACAGGAAGCGGCATCAGAAATGGTCCACGAGACCAGGCGTACTAAACGCCGGAATCGGCCGCACACGCTTCAACTCAAAAAAACCATCAAACAACACCTGAGAATGAGACGTAGCCGCTGACGCACCAGCTGCAAGCACACGGCTCAAAATCGCCTCCGTAGGATCCTCCATGAACGCATTCGACAATCCAGGCGCAACCGTAAACCGTTCCGCCAAATGCCACGCATCAAGCGTAAGAGCTGCATTACCACGGAACCTCGCAGTAATCAAACCAGGCTTAGTCCGATACTCAGACCAACGCTCCTGAAAACCAAACGTATTCGCATCCGACGTCGCACCTTCCATATAAATCTCACGAACCTTAACACCTTGCTCACCGAGCATTGCAAACGACGGCCAATAAAAATCGAATTTATTCCGACGATGCCACATCTTATGAACACCCTGGTAATAACTCAAATCACCACGAACCGTCGCAAGACCAAGAACCCAGCCATGCTCCGTAAACGCCTGGGAAAAACCATGCTGCGCAACAGCCTGAGCCTGGGCGGACAAGTGACCCAGTGGGGTTGTACCCCCGGTATTACCGGTCGCCGAAGTCTGCGACACAGGAGTAATACTCACCATTGACGATCCACCGCCCAGGTACTCAGGACGCTGCAAACGACCATCCGGATTAACCACACCAAAATGAGACTGCACCATCTCAGTATAACGCGTGCCGCCACGAGCGTCACGCTCCATCAATTTCTGAACCTGAAATGCCGTACGAATATTATTAATCGTAACACGAATATCCGGCAAACCATCTGGGTCCAAATTAATATACGCCGTATTATTTGCGCCAGCCGTATTCAACACCTTCGCTTCCACGTACGTCGGCTGCGCAAACGAACCAGTCTCATAGACAACATGATTCGAAATACCACCAACAAGCGTGTCAGCACCAATACCAGTAACAGGAACACCTACCTGACGGAAACTACCGAAGGCCTGACTCCCTGGCTCATAATACGTACTCCCGTTCGTCATCCACGGGAACGCCTGGCTAGCATCCAACGAGCTCGGCTTAGCCGGCCAAGGCAGGCACGTAGTAAAATAATCAGCTTTCTTCATCCGCTTAAACGGCTGCGCGCTACCAATCGTAGCCGCATCCGGACCATCACCTGTACCATATACCACACTGTTCGAAAGATTCTGATCTCGAAACCACTCATTAAAGATCAGCCAGTACGCACGAAGAGGCATCGAGGTGGTCGTAACCGTACCACCACCAATCACCTGGCCAACCGTCGGCAACCCCATATAATCAGCAATAGAACCGATCGGCCATCCATCAACCGGAGATGTAACCTGAGGCATCAGAAACGAAGTAGAATCCGCAGGATTAACCTGCTCACCCATCATCCTAACAAAATTCTCCCAGATCAACCGGTTAGGCACGAAAAACCAGAACGTCTCCAGGTGCAAATTATCCATAATCGGATAAAGCACCGTACCGAGCCGGCAAAACGCCGTCATCCGCACACTGTGCGAATCACCAGGCAAAACCTCATCCAAATAAATCGGAATCAACCGACCTGCATTAAACGTCGTCTTATGCGACGTAGTCGACCTAAACGAGCTCCGTGGAACATCCGCCCGAGGCACCATCGCGTGCCGAGAACTATCCACGCTCTTATTCTTAAAATTAACAGCCATCACGCACTCACTAACTGGAGCTGCTCATCTCCTTTATCATGAAGCTTCAGAATCACCAACGCCGTCACAATCAACTTAGGCTTACAACCAGCGACTGTCCCATCTTCCTCATCAAACCAACCAATCTCCATCAACGAAAAATCCTCAGGATGAGACCGAAGAATCGTCTCCTGAGGACCCAAAATAGCATCAGCAAAATTACGAGCTGC